AACAATGTTATGTTTGTGAATTGCGCACATGGCAAAGGCATCAAATTCATCCGAGAAGAATTGAAGTTCTTCGCAAAAACCAATGTCCATTTCAAAAGCGGTATTTGGTTTAAAATCATTGTATTGATCAATGCGGATTACTTGACTGTAGACGCACAATCTGCTTTGCGCCGATGTATCGAACAATACAGTAATAATACTCGTTTTTTCATTGTAATTGAGAACAAGAACAAATTATTGACACCGGTTGTCTCGCGATTTTGCGAAATATATATCCCTCTTGTGATTGAGAATGGGAATCCCGTGAACTTACATACGAAACAAATAGAACAAGCATATGGATTTTCTAAGTTGTTGTCAGAACAAGGTATCTGTAATATCGACCTGATTATGAGACAAAACGACAAACCAACTCATTCGCAGTTGTTGGTCATTGTAAACGACATGTATAACCAGGGATTAAGTGCATTTGATCTCGTAGAATGGATGCAAACACATTCAGATTTGTCTCTATTACAGAAATCAACCATGCAAATGTACTTTTCGAAAGTGAGACTTGAATATAGATGCGAAAAACTCCTGCTCTTGTGTTTGTTGTTTACATACCATTTTAATCCAGATATTGATCTGAAAACTTTATCTTTCATGTGAATAAACATATAAAGAGTTTTCCGAGTTTTTAAATTATTACAATGGACGATTTTGTTATATCAAACTTACACGAATCACGAAATGAATGGTGTGGTCGTCTAGTTTCATTACTTACACCACTAACAATCGAAGGAATCAAATCGATTTTCAACGAGTCGTGGAAAATGTGTTCGGATAGCGGTGAAATGTCAAAGTATTTGATGACATTCCAGAATCTGTTAGCACGTGTCCCAAAATGGAATTCTGTGATTTTAGAAGAAGAAAAAAACCGGATTATTGAACGTAGCGGGTGTAATTACTTAGAAGATTTAATCACATGTGTTCATATTATCCAATTGAAAGTATTGACCTGTATCCGTGTAGGAAATAAACAGAAGAAAATCGATATCTCGATTCCCAAATTGGACCACTTTCTACATCGTGTGTATATTCATGTTGCACGTAAGGTTTACTCTAATATATATTTGTTTGAACGTAATATTTCCGATTTACAAGTACAAAAACATCATCGTGAATTAGAAATCATGGTACAAGAGTGCATTCTGACCGCGATTCGCGAATCCATTCCCACAGAATCGATCATTCGTGCGTATTTAGATGAAAACCAAGAAGAGGAGGAAGAAGAAATCATCGAACCTGTTCCAGAAGAAGAAGGAGACAAGGGACAAGGTAAAGACCAAGGTAAAGAAGGACCGTCTGCGACCGAAACTACAAACACAGGAGAAACCAAAACAGAAGAACTCAAAACAGAAGAACTCAAAACAGAAGAACTCCCTCCTGTATTGTCTGTGGAAAATGTGAACGATGACAAAGTGGTTACTAAACTAAGTTTTAATGATGTAGATGTTGCATCTGATGGTACATCCATTGATGCTCCGAAATCAATCGATCGACTCGAACAGATCAGTGAGGAACGTAATCTACAGAGGAAACTAGAAGAGGAAGAAGACGATGAGGATCAAGAACGAGTGAATATCCATATGGACGATGATGTTGTTTTAGACGATGTATTTGATTTAGACAAACTAGGTATGAATATGAAAGAGGATACAATCACTTTAGATGTAGAAGAACTTTGATGAAAATATGCGTTTAAAAATAAAAACATATATGGTTTTATTTTTTATAAGAACATGGAAAAAGTCATTTTGTTTGCAGTGATGGTCACTCTTTTATTTAGCGCAATGAAATTCGCCGAAATGAAGTTTATTGAACAAGAAATGAAGCCTCTGAAAGACGTGGTTCGGGATTTAGTCATGGTATTTGGGTCTTCCATTGTCGGCGGGTATGTGTTTTTGATGAATGGAAAATACCTAGATGAAATGTTTGCCGTGATCATGAACACCAAAACATTGAATTCAGAAACTACTCAGATTTTTACCGGGTCACCTGAATTTTAATGATGAAATAAGTTTTTATGCCTTTCGTCACTCTCTGTCTTTGAATAAAATGTACATATTGGTAAATATTGTTTCACTGTTTTACCTAAAATAGTAATGATTATATTTGTTACACTTGGTGTGTAATACATATACATTTTAGTCATTCTTTTCATAATCTCATTGTTTGAATTGAGGGATGATTGTATCATGGTTGAATAACGGTGTGCCGCCGACACTGTGAATGTATCTACATTTATGTGAAATTCGAAAAACCCATATGCCTTTACTACATTTATTAATGTCATTTGAAAATGGTTGTAGATTGGCTCAATTATCTCCTCACATGCATATTTCTTAAAAACAGTATAATCATAATATATTTTATTCGTATTTGGCAAAATATAAATCGTTTTCTCTACCAAGTCCTTTATGGGAATCTGGGAAGCAACAAATTTTGCACAGTCAAGCTTTTGATCATTCTTAAAGAATGTATTTTTTTTATGTACGTCAAAATACATTTTTTGTAGTTTCTGAATATCTGAATCCATGTATATTACTTACATGCATTTCCATTTTTGCAATACCACGAATTCAATCCACTAACTTCGCACACTATATGTGTTACTACCCCAGTAACAAACAACCATAATGCACAAGGGGATGGGTTGGTTTCAAGCTTAGACTTGATGGAAGAATCGTTTGTCAACATAGCTAAAGCATGGGCTGAGACAAATCCAAGTACAACGACCATCATTCCGATCGCGATCAGTTCGGTGAGAAAACGTTGGTTCAAAAGTTTCAACATTATATTATATGTATATCAAAGATATTTTTTTTGTATATATGGTATATAAAGATGAGCGAAGAACAACCCAAAATCGATGCTTCCGGTGTTGATCTATCCGGTGTTGTAGTAGATGTCTCAGGAGTTCCACAAGACCCCCCACAAGTTCCCAAGAAAGAAATGCTTTTAGCAGATATTGTATCCGGCTATTTAGCATTAGAACAAAAGGAAATCGCACTTAGTCCCAAAGTCATTTTGATGATTCAACGACTATTGCAACACGACAAAGATAATCTAGGCAAAATCGAGACATTGTTTAACAAAATTGTGGATGACAAGAAAGTAAATGCAAAGGACATTCCCGAATTGATTGAAATTATCAAAGAGTTATACAAGTTCTTTAAGCAACTTTTCGTACGCAAGATCACTGCCGATGACTGTGGTACTATCTTGAAATTGATCATTCATCTGTTGGTTACATACCGATTAGATGAGGACGCCGAGAAGAAAGAAGCCCTATTGAAAGAATTGAACGAAGTATTGGATGTAGTCATTGTCTCATGCGCTGGACTAATTGATTTTAAGGCTAGTATTCCAAAGGGACTATTGAGGACATTGTTGGTTTGTTTTTAGATTTCCGATTTCCATCAATTAAATGGAGACATAAATAATCATTTGTATTGACGTATACACATGATTTTCTTTTTTCTTCGCAAAACTTACCATTTTGTTTTTTTCACGTTTATTTGTGAACCGGCTTTCTTTTTACGCGAATTATTTGGGTCATATGCTTCATCTTCGTCATCTGATCCCATTCCTTTCGATATTTCCCAGAATTCTTTCGAACCCAGTCTGAAATCGGGCCGATTTTCCGCTTTATACCAAAATATTTGATCTTGTAGTTTATTCGATTTCGCATTGTTATTAATCACCAAACATTCGTAATTTTCGGTTGTCTGGTCCATCACAGAACAAAACGATTCCAATGTGGGAAACATACTCGCATAGTTTTCCCAAATACGTTTTCGGTTTGTAGCATATGGCTCTCTCAACAAAAACACATAATCAATATTGGTACGCAAAGTCGGTGGTATACCTAAAGGATATTGCATGGTAATAATCAACATCACCTTCCAATGTCTCCCGTTCATGAACAATAATCGCATCAGTTTGTCTCGAGACCAACTATTATCATATAGACAATCATCTAAAATCACAAATGTACGTGGGTCAATGGTAGATCGTTTGTATGATTCCATTTCACGTTTAATCTGTTTCAACACAGTCTTTTGTCTTCGCAAAATATTCTCAATCAATGCAGAACTATATTCTTCGTGTATAAACAGCTTCGGGACATGTGCAGCATAAAACCCGTTCCCTGCTTCTGTACCAGAAATAACTGTACCGATCGGAATATCCTGATGATGATATAATAAATCTCTTACTAAATATGTTTTACCTGTATCACGACGACCGATCAACACAATCACTGGTCCTTTGTTTTCGTTCGGTTTAAATGTGATGTTACGCATATCGAACTTCTTTAGTTCTAGAGTCATATGTTATATTGTAAACGTTTAGAAATAAATAAATTCATTTGAACCTTTTGTAAGATCTCGTTGTAAGATCTCGTTGTAAGATCTCGTTGTAAGATCTCGTATAAGGATATGATTGTGTTGTATTACACCACTGTGTATACTTAGCGGTGAAAGTATTTAGACGTTTATTGTTCGTTTAATTAAATAAATTCATATATTTTCGGATTTCATAATGTTTCAAATAAACTATCAAAAGTTGCGGAAAATCGAATGGACACATTTTAAATGTGATGCAGAATCTACATACAATCCATATCAAGTATCTCCAGTCCAGGGCTATAATCCGATTTATGCGAAATTTTTCACCATGTCTGACATAAACTACAACCAGATATGTCTCAAAACTTCGAAGGAATTCTTCGATCCAAACACATTGATCTGTAACAACAAGAAAATAAAAGGGAAAACGCATATCAAATATGCCCCGTTGTTAGATCCAATCCATTATTTAATCGGGAAATATGACCACCATAAAGACGGTTTGACTAAATTGCCTGATCTAAGTGGGAACTGTTTCCCAAAAATAGCGGATGCCAATAATTCTTCCTATGTGGATTGTTTCTTCAACTTTCTTTGTTCTAAAATGAAAAATTACCACCAATTCCCGAATGCCATTGACTTTTATGGATCTTATCTCGGAGTACAAGACGAATTTCGATTTGATGCCACTGACGATTTCTCGTATTTACAAGAATCGGAATTCTTTAAAAACAAAAAGGATATTCTATACCGAGTGGAAAACGAATCTGAATCTAAATCCGAATCTGATTTAGTGAGACAAAATGTAAAAAATACACACGGAAATCGACCCAAAGTTTCTATTCAAGATGATATTGATGTAAATATTGTAGACCAATGCTTTGTAGAAGAATCTACTGAAATCAATGAGACAAATATGGAAGTTATATTCCAAATGAAAAAAGAAACCGAATCTGGAGATGAATCGGATGCCGATTCCGATGATAGTTCAAATAATAGCCAGATCAGTGTAAGTGACGATGACGAGGATGAAGACGAGGACAAAGACGAGGACGAAGACGAAGACGAAGACGAGGATGACAACGATGACAAAGAAGGAGACAACAAAGGAGACAATGAAAGCGAAGAAGGAGACAATGAAAGCGAAGAAAGCGAAGAAAGCGAAGACGATATCTATGTATATATTCGCAAATTCCCTGTGCAGATGATATGTATGGAAAAATGCGATGGTACATTAGACGAGTTGTTAGAAAACGATGAGTTGGGTGACGATGAAATTGAAAGCGCGCTTACCCAAGTTGTATTTTCATTGTTGGTATTCCAAAAATGTTTTTCCTTTACACATAATGATCTTCATACGAACAATATAGCATATGTAGAAACCAACATGAAATACATCGTATATACGTATGATAATCAAAAGTACTACATTCCGACACACGGTCGCATCTTTAAAATGATCGATTTTGGACGTGCCATTTACAAATTCCAAGACAAATTGTTTTGTAGCGATAGTTTTGCTCCAGGTGGAGATGCGAATTCACAATATAATTTCCCTCCCTTTTTGAACGAGAAAAAAGATGTATTAGAACCGAACATGAGTTTTGATCTGTGTCGTCTTGGATGTTCTATGTTCGATTTTGTATTTGATGAAGACGATGATACAACGGACATACAAAACATGAACCGACTACAAAGAACGATTTTGAGATGGTGTACGGATGATTCGGGGAAAAATATATTGTACAAGAAAAACGGCGACGAGCGATACCCGAATTTCAAGTTATACAAAATGATTTCGAGACTCGTTCATCAAAACACACCTCAAAACGAAGTCTCATTGCCTATGATACAAACATACAAACAGAAACCAAAAAGTAAACCCAAAATGTACGAATTTGATATTGACTCATTGCCGTTGTACTACACATAATATGTGTGTTTTTGTCAGGAAAAATAAAATAAAAAATTGACCTTTTTATTTTGTGTGTTATGTCTTCATAATCATTTATTCAAACATTCACCCCCTATTTTGTAACAAGATGGCTGTA